CCGCCTGGATCTGCGCAGCAGTCGCGTTCCACGCGATGTTGGCAGTGACCTGCGTGCCGAGGGTCAGGGTGTAGGTACCACCCGAGATGGTGCCAGACGGGGTGACCGTCTGGACCTCGTTGGTTCCGGCGGCCTGGTAGGGACCGATCTTGCCCGCGTTCGCGCCAGAGGTGATCTTCGCCATGACTGTACCAGGCTGAAGAATCTTCTGACCGGGGGCTCCGTCGATCGTCTGCGCAGGCACCGAGGAAGCAGCACAGGTGTAGCTCTCGGTCAGAACGGCCTTCGTGCTGCGAAGGAACTCGTTACGACCGAAAGGCGTCGCCGTGCTGCCACCAGGATTGAAGCCGACCATTTCTGGTCCTCCTCTTCGGTGTCAGATGGGTGTCGTCTTGTAGTGCTGGGTGGTACTGGTACTACTGGCCGGCTGCGACCTGCGCCTTCAGCTCCTGGAGGCGCTTGTAGCTCTCGGTCTTCTCGAGCTGCTCCTGCTTCATGCCGCCGTTCCGGTGCATCGTGACGATGCTCTCCTGCTCAGCGATCTGGTCCTCGACGGTGGGGCCGTTGGACGGGCCACCGTGAGGGTTGGCAGGACCGGAACCGTGCTTCTGCAGCAGCTCGGCAGGTGCGACGGCATCCCATGACGCCTTCCATGCCTCGAACTGCTCGTTGCTCAGGCCCAGGGCGAAGGCCTCAGTGGCCTCCAGACCCGGAGCGAGAAGCTTCTTGTCCGTCACGAGCTGGGCACAGAAGGCCTTGCGACCCGACGTGACCGTCTCGGACTGGAACTGCTCCAGGCTGCTGATGTGCGCCTGGACAGCAGCGAAGTCGCTCGTGGAGCGACCGCCGATGCTGAAGATGTGCTGGTTCGCACCCTTGCCGTGCTGCGCCTCGGCGCCCTCGGCGTTCTCCTCGTCGGTGGCCGGGGCGGCAGGCGCCTCGGGCTCGACGGGCGGAACGACGGGAGCGACCGGAGCAGCGGGGGCCTCGGGCGCGGGGTCTGCCGCAGGTGCGGCGGGAGCCGCCGGGGCGGCGGGGGTTCCTTCGGTGCCCGACACAGGGGCCTCCTTCTCCGACATGATGCTGAACGTGGTCCCGTTGCCAGCGAGGCTCTTGGCAAAGCCGTTGAGCCCTTCGACAGCGGGAATGTCAACGTAAGCATGGCCCTGATACACGGGCCAGAACTCCGCCTCGTCGTTGTTCATGTAGCCACCGACCTCGGCACTGCGGTTGCGCCACAGGCCGGACTCGATGTTCTTGATCGCCGTCTCGTCGAGGATCTCGTACGAGGCGAGCAAGTAGGTGTAGGTCTTGCCGTCCACGGGAGACACGCGCTCTTCGGCGCGCAGACCCGTGTGCCAGCCGACCGTCTTGCCGGTGCCAGGCGTTCCGCTGATCAGGAAGCCAGGGTGCCCGTCTCGAACCGGCACGTCTGCGAAGATCTTGCGATCCCGCAGGAGGTTGAAGTGAGAGACCATCTGATCCATGTGCAGGTCTTCCCAGGTGTGCTGGTAGCCCATGCTGTCACGGAACTGGCCTGAACGGAAGACCGGCATGTCCTCGATCACGAGGACCGTGGAGCCGTCATCGGCCTTCTTGCGGTACTGCGTCGGTGCCTGGAAGCCAAGGCTTCCCACGGTGAAGAGAGCGACGTGTCGCCGCGCTTCGGGTGCCAGGGTGTTAGTCATCTCAGCGGCGTACCTTACGGTGTCGGCCTACGCGGACGCAAGCATGGATCGGTTAGGTTCCTGCCAGCAACTCCGAAGGGACTGGTTCCTCAGAGAGTACAGCCTCCCCGTGTTGCTTGATGTTGACCTTGTGCCAGCGAAAGCACTCACGACAGATGAGTCGAACGATGCCTTCGGTGACGATGACCTCGCCGAAGATACGGCGCTGCTTGTAGATCTTGACGTGAACGTACAGCCGTCCTTCGTCGTCCACCCCGTAGGTTGCCAGCAGCGGCTCAGTGCTACAGAAGCACCGAAGCTGGTGGTCCCTCTTAGGCATGTGCCAACTCTTCGAGCTGGGTGGACAGAACCTTCTCGAAGAGGTCCATGAAGCTCTCGGCACCACTGGAGAAGTCAGCCGGGTCCAGCGAACTGGTGATGTCCGCGATCCAGTTGTCCATCCTGCGGTACAGGTCGTCGGCCTTCGTCAGCGGGTCGGAGAACCCACCGGCACCGAGGCTGTGTGCCATCTGGCGCTTGTAGCCCATCGAAATACGCAGGTCCGGGCCGAATCGGCCATCTCGGAACGCGGCTTCGACCTGCCCACCGACCCGCGTCACGATCTCTTTAGCCGTGGTGCGGGGTTCGGTCATGGAACGCGCAGCAGCGACGGCTACGGGCTTCCCCTTGGCTGTGGCGGGGTCATCCTGGGCGGCAGGGTCGGTCGCGGCGGGGTCGGCGTTCGGATCGACCGCAGGGGCGACAGTCTCCTTGATCTCCTCGATGGTCATGCCCGCCATCTCGCCCAGCTCGCGGTAGTCGAGCTTGACCTTGTCCTTGCTAACCAGCGCCTGCAGGAGGCTGCTGATCATCTCGGCGTTGAGGTCGCCGAGCTTGCGGAACACGATCTTGGGGTTGGGAGCGCTCTTCGAGAAGTTGAAGTTCTTCATCGGAGCAAGAACGTAGTTGTCGATGTACTGCTTGCGGTCAGCGTTCATCGCGTTCAGCATCCACAGGTACATCTGCATGTGCCCGACGCCGAGGTTGTACGAGCCGACATCGGCGGTGCGGAGCAGGAGGATCGGGGTGAACAGTCCGATCGACATCTCCTCGTCCAGCCGCGTCATGTAGCGCTCGAAGTCAGCGCCGCGCATCTGGGACTCGAGGTACTCGAGCTCGGAGTCGAAGGTCGCCTTGCCGTCCTGGCCCTGGGTGCGGTCGTTCGGCAGAACGACGACGCTGCGGTTGCGGAGCTGCTGGAGCAACTGCAGCATGTAGACGTTGCCCTGGACCTTGTCGCCCGACAGGCCCTCGATCTCCTCGTCGAAGGGAGCACGACCGACAGGGGTCGGCTCACCGAAGCGCTCGTAGTACCTGTTGGCGAACAGGTGAGTGAGGATGCTGAAGAACCAGGACGTGAACGCGGGGCGAAGAAGCTTGCGCCCGTAGTAGTCGCCGTTCTCCATGAGGAGGGGGTACCAGTACGAGTTGTCCACCGGGATCGGCCACGACATGCCGAACTGCCGAATGCCGTCGTACTTCTTGAACTTGGGAGGCGTGCGACCCGGAGGTGCCCAGCCCTCCTCTTCCTTCCAGTTGACCCGGCATTCCTCGGGGATGAGGTCGCGGACCTTGTCGATCATGAGCTTCGAGCCCTCGCTCTCCCAATCCAGCACGTTGGGCGAGTACCCGGCCCAGTTTGCTGTGGACATGGAGCGGTTGAGGGGAGTCCAGATCTCGCGGAGGTTGTTCTCGCAGTGCTCTGCGATCTTCTTGTCCTCGCACTCGATGTGCCAGTCCGACTGGTGCTGCATGAACGACAGGACGGCGAGCGAGGCGTTGATCTGGTAGTGGTCGCGCATGGCGCGGAAGTCACCGAGCGTGAGCTTGCTCAGGTCGAACTGGATGACCCCGCCTCCGGGGAGGCTGAGGTACTCGATGTCTCGTCCAGCCCAATGGCCGAATGCCTCACCCTGCTTGGGCGGGACGGCCTTCTTGAACTGTGAACTCGAGATGGGCTTGCCGTTCGGTCCTACGAGCTGCGTCACAGCTTACCTCTCGCGTCGCGGCTGGAGTCGGTCGGGAACAGCCAAACCAAGTCGCCCGACGTTGCCCGGAGGAAGGGGAGCCTGTAGTCCCGTAATCCCGAGATCTGGCCGAAGCGAAGGTGTGATCCTATCCGCGAATCCAGTCGTGCCAGTTGCCGCTTCCTGTTCCTGGAGGTTCCGGTTGCGGCGTTCAGAGAGGGACGTTACACCCTTGCGGTATGCGCGGTCACCCATGAGCGTAGACACGACACCGGCCATCGCGTCGGCGACATCTTTGCTGCCGTCTGTGGGGTGGTCGATCTTCTTGCCAGTGTCGCTCAGCTCCATGAGTTCCTTGACAGCGATCTGGACTCGCTCGGTGTCGCCCTTGTTCAGGTACGTCAGGTAGGGCGGGAACTCGATGCGTCGCTCGTTGATCGCCTCACGGAGATCCTCGTACGGAAGTGTCGAGCGGTCGCACGAGAGGTAGTCCACGAAGAACTTGCGCTTGCGAAGCTGCTGCATCGTGTCGGTGGACTGGAATCCATCCATCGTCACGTTCTTGAGCTTGAAGCCGAACTCTTCCTTGAGGTCGTAGATCACATGCCGAACATCGGACAGCATGATCTCGGTTCCAGGCTGGGCCTTCATGCGAAGGAGGAAGTCGAAGACGATGTACGGCTTCAGCTCTCCCTCAACTTCCGTGACCTCGGCCACATGCCCCATCGCCATACCGAGTGCGTCTCCGTTGCCCGAGTACGCGATGTCGAGGTGTAGCGTCCTGCGGCGCGGGTCGAGCTTGCCGGTGAACCACTCCGCGAACTTCGGACGAGTCGGACTGTCGCTTACCGGGGAGCCGACTCCGGGGAAGCGGGCGTTCCACTTCTCGACGGCAAGCTCGATGCGATCGACGTTCGAGATGAACGGGTCGCTGACGCTTGGCGGGATACCGGCAAGGTCACGAAGCGCCTTCTCCGGATTGTTCTCGAAGCTTTTCTGGTAGACCACCGGGATCTCAAGAATGTCCTCCGAGGTGACGACGACCGCTACCCCTGCGGGAACGATCTGCTTGCGCTTCTTGTCGTAGAAGAACGAGTCCCGCGTACCGTCGGTCTTGAGGTAGCGGTGCCATCCCATCGACTCCCAGATCGCCAGGCGCATCGTGTAGGCCAGCGGGTCCTTCTGGAACTCGGCGTACTTCTTGGCCGCGAAGCCGACGGCCTTCTTCATCTGGCCGATGACGATGAGCAGTCCCTTGTCCTCGAACCGGGATTCGATGCGGGAGTTGATCGTGTCGTAACCGACGTCTGCGTAGTCCTTGTCCGTCGTGGACTTGTGCGAGTCAGCCTCATCGAGAATGCCCGCGAGGATGTTGTAGCCCTCGAACGAGGTCTCTGTGGAGTCACCGGGGATGATCCAGACATCCTTGGGGAACCGGATCTGCTTGGTGAACTTGTCGTCGTACGGCGCGTTCTCCACGAACCAGGGACTGTGCTTGATTCGAGCGAAGATGTCGCCGAACACAACCTCCAGCGCCTGCTTCTCCGAGGTGGACATCTGCATGAACGCGATGCGAGAACCGGGCAGCAGGTTGAAGTATCCCTGCGGGTCCTTGAGGCACAGAACCCAATGCGCCATGTACGGCAGTGCGATGGAGGCGAACGTCGTCTTGCCGATGCCGATACCACCCGTGAGCATGGCGCGTCGGAAGTTCGAGATGACGTTGCAGTTCACCTCGGACCCGAAGATGCTGATGAGCGCTTCCTTCATCTTCGGGCGCACGAGGCGCTCGATGTCGAGGTAGTCAGCTCCGAGGAACTCCTCCATCGAAGCAGGCTTCTCGATGAAGTGCGGGTTGGCCTTGAGCCATTCCGCCTCCGCTGCGATCTTGGCGTAATCCATCAGCCAGTGCCCTCGACAAGCTCACCGGGGATCGACGGGATGGGCTTGCCCTGTAGCACCGCAGCCACCATGTCCGGGGTGATCTGCTCTCGCGAGAAGCCCTGCAGCTCCAGCTCCCGGAAGGCGGCGGCGACAGCCTGCTTCGGGTTGATGGGCGCAGCCTGACCACCGGCACCGATGTTGACCTGTACCGCCGCGTTCGCACGCAGGGCGGGGTCCACGAGCTTCGCCAGCTTGACACCGGAGTCGAAGAGCTGCCCCATCATCTTGGTGACCTCGGGATCGGTCTCTCCGTACTCGACCTCCTCCTGGGCGGCGCGCTCGACACGGCGAGCCTGCCCGGACAGAAGGACACCCAGGCCCTCGATGATCGTCGCGCTGTCACGAGTCCTGAAGTAAGCCGCCAGCTCGGTCGGCTCGGAACCTGGCACTGAACACACCGCCCCTGCTCGGTAGTACTTGCAGTCTGCGGTGAGGCTGCAACTGTCACAGGCGAACCTGTCGCCGTCCTGCTTCTTCGGTGCGCCACTGTTGAAGATGGACTTCGTCTCACGGGGAACATACTCCACGTCGGACGAGGTCGTGTCAACAGGTGCGCCGTCATTCACGGTGCGGAACTTGATCAGCTCGGCGAAGTTCTGCGACGCCCAGATCGCTGACTTGATGTTGTAGATGCAGCGGTTCCGAGGCTCGGCCAGCTCGGCAGGCTTGAAGCCCATCGCGGTGACCCACTTGACCTGCTTCTGAACTCGCTCGTACTTCTCTTCGCGTCCCTGCGGCAGCATGATCTTACCGTGCTGTGCCGCTTCACGGGGCGAGATGTCTGCGGACCTGAAGCCCATCCCGAATGCCGGCCTGAAGCCGTACAGTCCGTGGACGTGAATGATGCAGTCCGGGTAGTCCTCCTGCAGCTCCTTCAGGTACACCAGGAACCGACGACCTG